CTGAGGAAAGGAGAAAATAAATCACAAGCAACATTATATGATATTGCAGATGATATCTCTACTGATAGAGGTAACAACTACACTCTCAATCATTTGATGGAAAGAGTCAAGGTATATAACGAAGAAAAATTTAATTATGAAATCATAGATGTCAAAGTAAAAGCTTATGATTAATTACGCAAGACACGACGAAGAATTTTACGGTATTTTCAAACTCCTTAATGGAGAAGAGGTATTAGGTAAAGCAGTACTCACAGAAGACAATGGAGAAACTTTAGTATTCATTCAAAATCCTGTTGCAACACAAATTGTTACTAAAGAAACAGATGATGGGCGCACCGTTAGGGGTGTAGGATTTGCAAAGTGGATGCAATTTTCTGATGAAGACTTCTTTATATTACGCGAAAAGGACATCCTAACAGTTACATCAATGAGTAAAGAAGTTTCATTTATGTATGAAGCATTCGTTATGGGAGATGATAATGAAAAAAAGGATAGTTCAAAATTAGATCTCCAACCCGAGATGGGTTATCTAGGAAAGACTGAAGAAGCTAGAAAATTATTTGAAAAAATCTATAAAAGCTAGAACTTCTCTTGAACCCTTACATGGTTATTCTACAGAGAATTGACAATGTTGTCAAGTGTGTTATAATGTACATAAAGCAAGTTACGGTATGAAAACAACAAAAAAACAAAAACAACATTATGTTGATAACCAAGAGTTTCTTGCTGCTATCGTTAAGTACAAGGAAAGGGTATATAATGCTGCAGTGAAAGAAGTTCCTGGTCTTGCTAACATGGACGATGAGGAACAGTTTATTTTTTTAAAAACATGGAAGAGTGAAAATAAACCAAGAGTAGGTAATTACATTGGTAGTTGTTTTCTAAAGATCGCAACACATTTATCATATCGTCCCAACTTTATTAATTACATGTATAAAGATGATATGATTTGTGACGGTATTGAGAATTGTATTCAATATATTGACAACTTTAATCCAGCAAAATCTAAAAATCCTTTTGCATATTTTACGCAGATCGTCTACTATGCATTCTTGAGAAGAATTGCTAAAGAAAAAAGACAACTAGATATTAAAGATAAAATCCTGGAGAAGTCTGGTTATGACCATGTTTTCACAGTTGACGGTGACACGGATTCAGGATATAATCAGATCAAGTCCCGCGTAGAGATGAACTCAAAACGATGACCGAAAAACAAAACGAGCAAGAGCAACAGCGTGAAGATGATTATTGGCGGAAACGCCTTCGTGATTTAGAAAAGGGTAAGAATGAAAATCCTTCTGATAACTGATCAACACTTTGGTGTTCGTAATGATAATCAGTCATTCATCGATCACTACCGAAAGTTTTATAAAGATGTTGTGCTTCCTTTTATAGACGCACATAAAATTGATACAGTCATTGCCTTAGGAGACACCTTTGACAAACGTCGATCTATCAACTTTATGTCGCTGGAAGCAGCAAAAGAAATGTGGTTTAATCCTCTTCAAGAGAGAGGTGTTCGTATGCACATGCTTGTAGGAAACCATGACATCTACTACAAGAATACCCTTCGAGTTAACGCCCCAAGTGAGTTACTTGGAGAATACGAAAACATCAGTGTCCACACTGAACCCACTACCGTTGATTTTGACGGTATTCCTATTCTTCTTTTGCCTTGGATATGTGACGAGAACCGAGACGAATCCCTACGAGTTGTTACTGAAAGTAATGCTCCTATCTGCATGGGTCATCTTGAGCTTAACGGTTTTGAAGCACACCCTGGTCATGTGATGAACAATGGTATGGATGCCAAACACTTTTCAAAATTTGCGAAGGTGTTTAGTGGTCATTATCACATGAAATCTTCCAAGAAAAATGTTACATATCTTGGAAACCCATATCAACTTTATTGGAATGACTACGGATGTAAAAGAGGATTCCATGTCCTCAACACAGAAACTTTTAGGACAACTTTCTATAGGAATCCTTTTGACATTTTCCATAAGCTTTATTATAATGGTGGAATTGTTTTACCAGATGCTTCCGAACTCAAAGGAGCATATGTCAAACTGATTGTTGAAGATAAAGGAGACTATGCAAAATTTGATTATGCTGTAAGTCAACTTCAAGATATGGGTCTTGGTGATTTAAAAATTATTGAAGATCTGAGTGCTGAAGTTGAGAACGGTTCTGGTGTACTGGAAACCGAAGATACAATGACTCTTCTTGATAACTACATAGATGAAATAGATCTTAAGGTGAACAAGTCCAACATTAAAAATGTTATGAGATCATTGTACATGGAAGCTGCAGAAATCTAATGTTCGTTTTAACAGATACAAAATCGGGTGGTATCTATGCCGTAAACAGCAAAGATTATACTAAAACAGTTACTGTATTTGAAGATCGAGATGATGCCGAGAGATATGTGTTACTATTACATGCTGAAGATTATGAAGACCATTTAGAAATTACTGAAGTTGATAGTGATGTAATTGCTATCAATTGTAATACCTACGGATATTCTTATTCCGTTATCAAAAAAGACGATCTTGTTATCCCCCCGTAATGATTACTTTTGAAACTATCCGCTGGAAAAACTTTCTCTCTACAGGAGATCAGTGGACTGAGATTGATTTTTGTGAGTCACCATCAACATTAATTATCGGAAACAATGGCGCAGGGAAGTCCACTATGTTGGACGCCCTGTGTTTTGCTTTGTTTGGAAAAGCATTCCGAAAGATTAATAAACCTCAATTGGTGAACTCTATCAATGAAAAGAGTTGTAAGGTAGAAGTTACGTTTTCTATTGGTAAAGATGAGTATCGCGTATTCAGAGGTATCAAACCCAATGTCTTTGAACTTTACAAAAATAATAAACTGGTTGACCAGGACGCCGCCACCAAGGACACACAAAAGTACCTTGAACAATC